GGTGCAACTGGAACAAGTGGAACTTCCGGAGCAACGGGAACTGGTACGTCTGGAACTAGCGGAGCCACGGGTTCTGCCGGAGCATCTGGTACAAGTGGAGCAACGGGAGGCGCGGGAACTTCAGGGACAAGCGGAGCTACTGGCGCAGGAACATCAGGTACTTCAGGTGCTACAGGAGCAGCAGGAGCAAGCGGGTCAAGTGGTACTTCTGGTGCTGGTGGTACGGGAGCTTCAGGTACTTCCGGTGCAACTGGTGCTGGAACATCTGGAACATCAGGCGCAACAGGTGCCGCAGGTGCAAGCGGTACGAGCGGTACTTCTGGTGCTGGTGGAGCAGGAGCCTCAGGAGCTTCAGGTGCAACTGGTGCTGGAACATCTGGAACATCAGGCGCAACAGGTGCCGCAGGTGCAAGCGGTACGAGCGGTACTTCTGGTGCTGGTGGAGCAGGAGCCTCAGGAGCTTCAGGTACTTCAGGTTCGGCTGGTGTTTTAGGAACATCGTACACGTGGCGTGGAGCGTATAACGGCTCAACAGCGTATAGTGTCAATGATTGCCTATCTTACAACGGCTCATCGTATGTGTGTATCCTTTCAAGCACAGGAAACGTACCGACAAACACGACATATTTCAATGTCATAGTAACACCGGGAACTTCAGGTACTTCTGGAACTAGCGGTGCTGTTGGTACGAGCGGAACATCTGGAGCTGTAGGAGCTACTGGCGGTGCAGGAACATCGGGTACAAGCGGAGCAACGGGAGCCTTAGCTGGCGCAGCTTTTACAATGACCCTATCTGGTGATGCAAGCAAGACACTTTCTGGATTATCACCCGGAGTTACCTATAATGTGGTTGCGAATCTTATTCAGAATACCACGGCTGGAGATTTTGAGATTCAGTTCAATGGAGATACAGGTGCTAATTATAATTGGTCAAGTTTAGGGGATTATACTGTCGGAGACCCGGGAAGTTATGTAGGTGCTGGAGCTAATTATATTGCGCCACTTCATTACAGTACGGTTTACCCGTCGGTTGGAACGTACATTGTCATAAAGTCCTTTTTAACGACTAAATACGGAGATAACAAAACAGTAATAATAAACGGCAAAGGTACATGGTATAATAATCAAATATCGACTATAGCAAATAGCGATTTTTCCGGTTCGTATGTAGGCGGTTCAAGCTTATCATCAATAACAATAGGAACATCTGCGGGAACATTGACAGGCACCGTGAATATATTTGTTGTCGGTCAGGGACAAAGCGGTACAAGTGGAGCTACTGGTACTTCTGGCGCAAGCGGTACGTCTGGTGCTGGTGCATTTCCATATGTCAAGGTATCTGAAGTACAGTCAAGTGGAACGGCTGGTGGGACATTTACATCTGGCTCATATGTGACCCGTGTATTGAATACTAAGGATACAGATACTGGTAGTATTGCGACCTTATCAAGTAATCAAATTACCTTACCTGCGGGAACGTATCAATGTAGAATTTCAGCTCCTGCGTTTGCTTGTTCAGGGAATAAAGCTGTATTGTATAACGTAACAGATAGTACTATCACACTTTTAGGTACACCCCAATTTGCTTTAAATTTATCTAACTGTAATTCTACCATATCTGTTATAGTGGGTTCATTCACTATAGCGACATCAAAAACTTTTGCCGTGCAACATAGGTGTGCGTCTACACAGAATACAAATGGTTTAGGATATCCTGCCGGGTTTGGTGATAATGAAGTTTATACAGTAGCAGAGTTTTGGAAGGTAGCTTAATTGAATTATCTGGTTAGTCATGAGCCGTCCATGAATAAACGGCTTATAGGAGAAACGCATGTCAACTAAAATCATCATTCTCGATTGGTCAGTAACAGGACTTCATCCTATCTTGAAATTCAGGCGTTCTCTTGACAACCTGATTTTGAATGCGAGTGGGATTTTTGAAGCTTCTCCGGCCTCATATCCAGTCATGATAGAAGACCCTATCATTACTGGCCGATACGCTTACGACATGTCGGCGTTGACGCTGAATGACGGGGAATATTCATACCCTGTATTTGACCCTGCTTCAGGTGTCAATATCGGAACCGGAGAGGTGTATGTCTATCAAAACAGCTTTGTAATTTTGGACATTCCAGTAGAGGAAATTGTTCAGTCTATTCAAACACTTGGAGGCTCGAATACCATGTTCCCATTCATATCAGTACAGAATATTTCCATTTCAGAGGGTTCTCCGGTAGATTTTGTCTCTGGTGATACCAAGCCTCTTAATTTCTATCTGCCGTCAAGCTGGGATATTTCGAGTAAGTATGTATGGCTCTGTATTAAAAGAAATAAAACCGACCCTGATTCAGCGGCAATAATAGATGCCGTGTGCAACAATGTAACTTCAACAGAGGTTACATATACCCCGACAATCGCTCAAACTTCAGTTGAGGGGTTATATTATGGTGAGTTGTGTGCCTTCGATGACGCACTGGGGACTGTCAACCCACAGACCGCACTCGAATTTGTTATTAACTTCTCCCAGAGGGTAAGAGATTTACCATAACGATTTCATTTGACATGGCAGTTAAATGGGTTTAATATCTATCTCATGCGAGAGGTGAAACTTTTACATGGTGAAATAGCACTTATAGATGACGAAGACTATGAGAGGGTATCTCAATATAGGTGGTATGCCCATAATAAGAAAACAGACCATACTCTATATGCTAGGTCAAGCATGAAGATTGATGGTGTTTTCAAGACGGCACTTATGCATCGGTTTATCATGAACCTTCAAGATGGAGAGCGAGTAGACCATAGAAATAGAAATGGCCTTGACAATCAAAAAAGTAATTTAAGAAGATGTACAAATCAACAGAATAGCCATAACTCGAAATTTCACAAGACAGAGCACAATACATCTCGTTACAAGGGTATATGTTTTCTTAGGAATCGCAATGCATGGTCTGCTAGAATTGTTGTAAATTACAAGTCAATTTACATAGGGTATTATAAAGACGAAACTGATGCCGCCCGTGCTTACGATGCCAAAGCCCGTGAGCTTTTTGGTGAATTCGCATTCTTAAACTTTCCCGACTCATAGAGCATTAATAAACGTCTCATAAAAAATCACTATAAACTTCTCCCAGAGGGTAAGAGATTTGCCGTAGCAAGGAAAATACAGCTCATAAAAATAATTCATTATTATGTCGATTTAGCTTGCTTTTTGTTTTCACAATGTGGTATAATAATGAGTATGAAAATTTAATAGTCTAATCGCACCTTGCACAAACAAGCCGATTTGAACGCTCCGCTCACGCGGATTACGTTGAATTCGGCTTTTTTTTGTAATTTTCCAGACCAAACACCCATACAACTGGGCTTGGCTGGTTCGGTCACCAACGGGAAATACCGCTCATACGGCTTCTCGTCATTAGAGAATACTTGGGTAACCAAGCTCTCGGAAAGGACAGTCATGGTAGGAGAAATCCGCACACCAGCATCACCGTTACCACGTCAACTGAAAGACAAGAGGGAGGCAAGAGAAAACAAGGAAAAAGGAATACCACCAGAAGGAACACCGCCTGTCGCTCCCGCGCCAGTGGCTCCTGTGGCTCCCGCCCCAGAAACTCCAGCTCCTCAACCAATAGAATCACCAGCACCTCCGGAGCCAGTCACACCGACTCCACCGCCAGCACCAGCAATTACACCAACGCCCTCTCCGGCACCAGAAGAAAAGCCAAAAGAAGGCATCGTGCCAACAGCACCTCCTGCTCCTAAAGTAGTAGGGAAAAAAGAAGGTGAGACATCTGATGATGCGTTGACGCGTATGAGCGCGGCACTTAAAATACTTCAGGGTAAATACAACGCCGAAGTGCCTCATTTAATGAAAGAAAATGCTCGTTTGGTGAAAGAGAACGCCGATTTACAAACGGAGCAAGACAAGGCAAAAGCAGAGCATGAACGGCTCACATCAGAGAATGAGGAATTAAAGAAAAAAACCGTTCAGGCCGTATCAAAAGAGCTTACCGAGGATGAAAAGAACGTAGCCAAAGATTTAGGTATTGAGAATGATTCGTTCATTGCACTTAAAAATGTCATCCTCGCTGGAGTGCCAAAACCTCAAGAATTACCAGTGGTTAAGGCACCTGCCGAAAAGCCCTCAAAAGAAACCACAGAAGAGCCTGTCGAACGAATGTCTCCGGTAAAACGCACCTATTTGGAAACCCTAGATAGGTTAATCGGTGGCTGGGAAGTTCGTGAATCCATTGTAAAGGATAAGCAATTTAAAGAATTCCTGTCGTTATTTGACAAGAACAGCCAAAAACCCATTCACGAACTGGCACGGGAAGCTGATGATTCATTCAACGCGGTAACGATGGCAGAGGTGTATACGGCATTCCTTGATTGGAAAGACCAACCACCTGTCTCAAAACCATCAACGCCAACAAGTCAACTCATGCCGAACCCCAAGGGGGGAAGCAGTGATTTAAAATCTAATAAGAAGCCCATCTATACCGAACAACAGTACGAAGACTTCAAGCGCAAAGTAACCCGTGGTGATTACAGAACTATCCACCACACTCCAGAAGAAGCAAAGAAAATCACGGATGAAAGGGATTACTGGAGCGAGGAGTTTAGGACTGCAAAAATGGAAGGGAGGATAGTGGCTTCGCAGGAGTAAAACAATGAAAAGTATTTTCGATTTCTTCGCAAGAATTAAGGGTTTCATCGGCCTGTGGGTCATGCTTTCAGCATGTCTTTTGGCTGGCTGGATGCTTCCGGTCATCGCCATTCTGAGCAACCAGAAGGGTGCCGTACCAGCAGCCCCAGGTTCACCTGACCTGACCACGGATACAGGCTCCGGAGAAATTCCGTTCCTATATGCCGATAAGGTCGTTGAGAAATTTTATGATGCGTCCGCTGCTCCGTTTTGTAGTAACTCGGATTTGACCTAAAATCGTAGTCCGAGTATAAATACCGGATGAATTGCTGGGAAGCTGAAATGCCTATCAGCAGCCAATCTCAGGGAAGGATAATTCAAGAAGTACCTGAGCGGGTTCAACGACTAATCGGTGAGGACATCCAACCAATAATCCGAACACGAGCGTCCGGCTCACAAATATGTGAGATGATATAGTCTGAGCTTACGGGAAAAGAAACCGTAAGAAGCCAAGGATAAAGAGCCTTAGCGATAACAAAACCCTGTACGAGGGTTAATCACAAGTGATTTTGCTCTCTTTAAACGCCTTTAATTGCTGGAAACTCCCAAAGCTCAATACGCTACAGCACAGTTGGCAACAACAAATGCGAATGCTAAAAAGAATTGAGATGATACAATGGACAATCAGCAGCCAATCAGCCTCGAAAGAGGTTGCAGGTTCATCGACTAAGAAAAGTAGCCTACATCCACAAGATATGGCAAAATTCTCACGAACGGGGCGGTTTTAATTCTTGCATTTATCTTCACCTTGTTTACTGTGGTGAAGCCTAACGTGGTCTTCAACGGACATTAAAGCAAGGTTTTCTATTCTATTGTCAGACTTAATTCCGTTGATGTGGTGAACAACTTCCTGAGATGTGAGCCGTCTACCGATATGTTTTTCCATAACGATTCTATGGATTCTAACATATCCCCTACTATCGGCTTCAGGATGTTCGGGTTGAAGCACTAGGAGATATCCAGATTCGGTTTTACCAATCCCAGAATGATAGGGGTCAAAAAGCTTCAAGTGGTTTTTTTGAGCAACATAAAGCACTCTACGCTTTTTAACACCAAAAATTTTGGAAATATCTTCTACGCTTAACTTCAACTCAGCCATGATTATCAACTCGTCAAGTGGAATATCAACGGGTTGTTTTCTGGCTATGCCATAACGGTTCATGTAGTTAAGAACAAGTTTTTTACTTACTCCGTATTTTTTAGACAGCTTGAGCATAGATGGAGTTTCGGAGTAATCAGACTCCAATTGCTCTTTTGAGATAAAAAACTTTTTATTAGCCATGGACACATTATATCACCTTTTGGTTCGATTTGCAAGAGAAAAAACAAGATATAGTCAGGACTCATACGAAAGCATGAGAAGTTAGGATAAAGAGCCTAACGATAACATACTGAAAATCAAGCAGAAGGGCGACACCGTTGTTATCAACACCCTGCCGGATGTCCAAATCTCGGACTACACGGTAAACTCTGAAATCAACTGGCAGTTGATGCAGAAAGGGCGTGTTGACCTCAAGATTGACCGTGCCAGCTACTATGCTGTACGCATGGACAAGGTGACCTACGCTCAGTTAGCCGACAAGAAAACCATGGACGAATATGCGGCTGACGGTGCCGAGCAAATGAGAAAGACCATCGACACGAAGTTCTGGGCTGATGTATACCTCCATGCTTCGTCAGTCAACCAAGGTGCAACCGCTGGTAAGAGAACCGCAGCGTTCAATCTCGGCGCGACAGCTTCTCCGGTTGTCATCAATAAGGCGAATGTTACAGAGCTTATCGCAGCCTGTGCCGACATCGCTGAAGAGCAGAATTGGCCTCGGATGGGTCGCTGGATGACCATACCGACATGGATGAAGTACCTCTTGGCGATTTCAGAGCTGAAGGATGTCTCCGTAACTGGTATGGACAAGTCGCCCATGCTGAACGGCGGGTACGTCAAGACGCTCCATGATTTCGACCTGTTTGTTACCAACCTCTATACACCAGTGCTCGACACAGGGAAGTATTGCTACAACATCACGTTCGGACACAAGACTGGTATAACCTTCGCCGCGCAGTTGACGGAAATGGAATACCATGACAAGTTCGAGAAGACCTTCGGGCAAGGCATGAAGGGTCTACAGGTTTACGACTGGAAGGTCGTGAAGCCGGAAGCTGTTGGTGTGCTCTATGCCCGGATGTAATTGAGCCGTTTACCAATCCAAAATCAATAGCCCATTACTATATGGGTGTTTCAAGGAGATATAAACATGAAGAAATTTACTGAATTTCTCGAATTCATGGTCAAGAAATTGACCTGCCAGCTTGGTGCAACAACCAAGCTCTACCAGAGTGCAAGCGCATCAAGCACCGTAGGGCAGAGAATTGTCGGCAATGCCAAGCCCGTTCAGGGCGTGAATCAGGTCTGCATTGTGAAGAGTCAGAACATTAACTACTTCCAAGATGCGGCAACCATTCTGCCCCCAGGCACAGCGTCTGGCAACATCAATGCTGTAGCACTTCCGTCAACTGACGTAACTAACTCCATCGACCAGGTGATTCCGATTGCAGCCGGAACCATGGTCTTGACAGCGTGGGTAGAAGTTATCGTACCTGCTGTTGCTACAACCTGCTGCTACCACTTGGGTGTCAACACGACATCGGCACCCACGAACGTGGGTAGCACAAGTGTATGGGGTACCGCGCTTGACATGTGCGCAACTGTGGTCTCCGGTCTCGGTCTTTCCGGTGCAGGAAGTGCGGTAAGCGGACTTTCAGGAACCAGCGGATATAGCGGAACGTCTGGCACCAGCCTTGTAATCCTTGCTGGCGCGGATAGCCCGTTCGTTCCGGTGTTTTCACCAATCATGTTCCCTGTTGACGGCACTATCGACCTCACGGCTTCCAATATCGTATCGATGACCAGCAACGCTACCGTGATTGTCTACGCAATGGTTCTCGATTTGAACTTCTAACGCCTGTGCGGGATTGGAGAAATCCCATCCCGCGCATTTTCAACAATCTGTAGTAGGAGGTATTTACTATGTCCGAAAGGTCATTACCATTTGATAAAGTCATGATTGTTGGTCAGACCAACTCAGACTCAGGCGTATCCGTTCTTATCGAAGATTCCTCTGGGAATGCGCTCCTGATACAAGCCGCAACTGCGAGTGTTCCGAGCGCGAAGAAAGGTTACGCTAAGGGCTGTATGTGCATAAACACCACAACGGGAGCCTTGACAATCAATACTGGTTCCACGACATCATGCACGTTCGCCACGACCGGAACATCCGGGTACTCTGGAGCAACAGGTACATCTGGATACTCTGGAGTCTCTGGAACCTCTGGTGCTCACGCATAACCAGTAGAAGTTAAATCTACAGGCGGGGATAAAACCCCGCCATGTTTTTTAAGGGGTGCACTATGTCAGTCGCCGTCTATAACCATTTTGAGTTTATTGGCTCTATTGTCGCTGGCACACTTACAGCCTCGGAGCAGATTTCAAACACAGGCGAAGTGCGACAAGTTGTCGTTATTGTTCCCGCTGGAGTCACGGGTACTGTTGCAATAACGGTTACCGATGAGAACGGTGCAGTTCTGTTCGCTTCTGGGGCGTTAGCAGCGAATACTAAGACCGTGTTTTGGCCTTATACAAGCGGGGTGAGCGGTGCTGGTATGCCGTTCTGTGTATCGTCTGGTGGTGACAAGACGTGCAACGTCAATATCGCCTTCTCGCAGTCGAACCCGAACGCCGCAGTATTAGTCAATATTTTTATCAAAGCGTAACAACATTCAGTAAAATCAATGACCTAAACGGGTCAGAAAGAAGGTCACACATGAAGGAAGACTTCGTTTTAGATTTACACACAGGGAGAATTTTAGGCGCAACTTCGTATATGAAGGAAGACATTGAAGGCAGGGAACGTCTGAAGGGTCGTTTCATACCGTGGAATGGTCCGGTACCGCCCGGTGGCAAGATAGACCTCAATGAATGGCAAAAGGAAAAATCAAAAGAGATTCAATCATTCCAACGTGATATCGTATCACAAAGCCCACCTCCAGCACCCGAACAAAAGCCAGTTGAAACTGGTTCCCCACTTATATCGGGCGAAACAACAGTACAGCCAGTTATCACGGAAGCTGACAGGCTTGGTATGCTCATGTCTGCAATTCCGAAACTTACCTCAAGTGAGATGACCCAGAAAGAACCCCACATCCCAACTGTCGCAGCTCTTATGAGGATGACCGGACTTCAGGACATCACTGGACCGGAACGGGAAGTCGCATTTGCAGAGTTCATGAAAAACAATCCGAACTGGAAGCCCACGCCTGTAACAGAATAACGGAGCAAATCATGAAAGGATGGTACGGGTTCGACCTAGATTCTTCGATTGCGCGTTACGAAGGATGGGAAGGACATACCGATATTGGAGAGCCTCTCGGTATCGAGAAGATGAATTCTGCCTTCAACATTCTTCTTGGATACCTTGAACAAGGTAAGTGCTGTAAGATTTTTACGGCTCGTGCCGCACATAAGGAATGTATCAAGCCTATCCAAAATTGGTGCAAGAAATATCTCGGTCAAGTTTTAGATATTACAGATAGAAAAGACCACGATTTAATCAGATTTTTCGATGACCGTGCCATCGGCGTTGATTCAGAGACCGGAGTTCCGTGGCAGAAGATTCGTAAAAATGACACGCTTCCTCATTGGGAGCATCGAGAAAGGACGTTACCATGAAATTGATAGAGAAAATCATCTCCATCGTTGTTCTGTTAAGCTTTGCATTCGGAACGTATTTTTTTATCGACAATCGCTATGCGTCTGCTGATAGCGTGAAGCAGGTGGAGCAAAGGTTGGATTATAAAATCAATTCCGACCAGCGCGACCAGATACAGAACCAGATGTGGAAGCTTGAGGACAGGTATAAAGCTGTCGATAAGATGCCGAAGGATGTGAAGGACAACTACCGTGATTTACAGAACAGAAAACAAAAGCTTGATGATTCTCTGAAAACTCAAGAAAAGAAATAAGGAGATTGTATGCCTACAGTAGAATATCTCTTGCAACTTCTCCGTAAGAGGCTGGACGATGAACTCGGCACTGACTCCCAGAAGAACTGGCAGAACTGGGAACTCGTTGAATATTTGAGCGATGGTCAGGATGAAATCAACAAAGAGCTTCAGCTCTTAAAGACCGACCAAGATTTTACGGAAGTCAATGCATATGGAACCATCACGATAACAGGAACCACTGGTCAGATTACTTCTGTCTTGGTCGATGGCGTTCCTATCATATCTGCTCCAGTTCCTTTCAATGGGACTCTCGCCCAGACCGCAACCGACCTTGCCACAGCCATCAACGCCTACAGCGCATCAGGAAGTAACGTCAACTCCGTGCTGACCTCATGGCTTCAGTATACCGTGTATGGCATAGCATATAGCGCAAGCGCGACTGGTGCCGTTGTAACGATTACCGCGCCATCGGATACTGGGTTCTCGCCAAATGGATTTGCCATTACAGCCGTGGTGACTGGAGATTTATCGTTCGTTTCTACCAATCTGGCTGGCGGTTCGTGCATGTGTAAGATTTTCTTATTCCCTGGCCAACCGCATTATCCTATTCACCAAAAGACGTATCTGATAACGAGATTTTATCCTGAGCATGTAGACAAGCCGATTGACCCTATCACGAAGATTGACATGGACAATATGTATCCGGGCTGGTTTCATATGCAGCCGGGTCGTCCTGTACGGTACATCCCTGATTATATTAACAAGAAAATCACCACGGTACCGAGACCAAAAAAGTATCATACGGTCTATCTTGATGTAGTGCGTCATCCGTATAATCGATTCACTCTCTCGAATCCAAGTGCAACGCCTGAAATTCCTGATGAATATACTACGGGTATTATACCATGGGCGATGCGTCAGGCATTCTTGAAAAATGACCGTGAGACCTTATCAACGGCTCGTTCTACAAAGTTCGAGCAGGAATTTGCCCGTATCATCGAGCAGACGAGAATTAATTATAAAATCAGGCAGAATCCGGTTCAACCGATGAATATGCTACCAGCAGGATTTCTATAGAAAGGTTGTGCATCATGGGAATGTTAGTTGTGGAGTGCGACACCGACAAAGTAAGTGATGGCTCGCATACTTTTGCTGAATTGTATGACCATCGTCAACTTCTGTATATAGCCTTAATGAAATCACATCCTCATATGTCATGGCGTTCGTGGAAGCACGAAGACGGCTCATGTCATGAAGGTTGGTTCATTGCAGGAATGCGGCTACCTACTGGGGATATTTCCTATCATATCCATGAGCAATACTGGATACTGCTCGATGGAATTGAAACAAAAAAAGTGGCAGCACGATTTGACGGACACACATCGCAAGATGTCTTACACCGCCTCGAAGAATGGATTTGTAACGGAGTCTGGTAATGCCGAAACAATCAAAACCAAAAGCTGTTTCAGCCAACCGTAGAGACCTGAATGACGCTCCGATTGTAAAGTTCAGAGACTTCCTCGGCATCAATAATGTGGACTCTCCTGTAAACATTGGTCCACAACATCTTCAGATAGCAATGAACCTAGATGTTAGCAGGGACGGAGAATTATCGTTACGAACAGGACAAACGCTTGTCGCATCGGGTGCAACCAAAAACAGCATATGGTCAAACAAGACAAGAACAATTTGCCTGTATATGGACAACGGCTCATTGAAAAGATTGAACAAGGACGAGACATCATCGACCATTGCCACTGGTTTTAGTGCGAGCAAGCCCATGAACTTCTGTGATGGTGACGGACGGATATGGTGTACGAATGAAGAGACAATCGGATTCATCAAGGATGGTGCGTATTACGATACATACACCGACCCGATAGACTTTTATAAAGTACGACCTATGCCCGGAAATCTCATTGATTACGGACACGGAAGGCTTTGGGTAGTACGAGGAGACAAGGTTTTCTATTCCGATGGACATAGGCCGTCACAGTTCGACCTCATACATAATTTTATGCCTTTGAATGGAACCGTTACATTATTCAGAACAGTAACGAACGGAATCTGGATGGCTAACGGAAAGATATGGTTCTTAAATGGAACCAATCCAAAAGCTGACATGAAAACGACAGAGAAGGCAGACTACGATGCCATACCGCGTACAGACCGTTATGCCGCTGGAGACAGGGTTGGTCCAAACGGAATGCCGGATGAACCGATATTCTTTTTATCAACGAAGGGTATTTGTTTGGGTGGTGTTGGAGGCGCGTTCAAGAACTTGACAGACAGGAAGTACGAACCATCTATCAGCCTGAACGGTGTAAGAACCGGAACAGGTGTCATTATGAGGACAGACGGTCTTAACCGTTATGTCGCAACAGTTCGTTATTAGTTTAAAACATTTCAGGAGGGCATTACCATGATACGACTTAGTACAGGTTTAGTAAATTATCTTGCGGGTGGTGGTTCGCTCAAAAAGGCTTTGTGTGACGGCTGCATAGACGTATACTCAGGTACTCAACCAACTGATAGTGATAGTGCGTCAGGCGCATTGCTTCTGTGTAGAATATCCTATCAGGGTGGTGCTGGCTCTTCCGCTCCCACCGCATCTACGGCCAAGAAGGATGTTCTTATCATTGGCGGTTCTGGTCCATATACCAGCAAGGTATATGCGTATACGCCTGGCGATGGAAGCACACCATACACTTATACGGCGGTTCTTGCAGACACGCTTGCAACTATTGCGAAAGCACTTGCAGCCAAGATTAACGCGTCTTCTGTGGTATCGGCGTATGACGATGGGGTAAGCCAGATTGTCGTTGTGGAGAATATTCCTGGTGCTCTTGTTGGCGATACAAGCGCGACTTCAGGAAGTGGAACAATGAGCCTTACCACTGTTTCGTCTGCCCGTGGAACAGGTATCCAGTTCGGCGGTGTGGCTGTCGGCGCATTGTCGAAAGAAGCTGGTGCGTGGCAGGGAACGGGACTTCAGGCTGGTCTTGCCGGATGGGGTCGTTTCAAGGCCAATCTATCCAGCGGTTTTGACGATGACAGTACGAGCACAAGCTTCATGAGGTTGGATTTCGCCATCAATACCGCGAACTCGGACATGATTGCCCTGTCAAGTCTGAACATGGTATCTGGCGTAACTTCCACCGTTGACACCTGCGTTTTAACTATTCCGAAGTCATAACATGGCTATACGCCTTCTTGGAGATATAGACAACGCTACAAATTATCTCTCATGGGCGAAGTCTAAACTACGGAATCTGAAGCGGAACCTGATGTTGTTCGGTGCTCCCATGGGGTCTCGAAGATATATCTTCGATGATGCGTATGTCTATATCAATACTCACCATGGATGGGATTTAATAAGCATAACTGGTCTCGGTGGTGCTTTTCTTATAATCTCGAATCCGGGCGTTGACACGACAGACTATACGACCCGTAAATATTATACTCTTGATGGTACTGAAATTAAGTTAAAAAATCTGGGTGACAAACCAGCAGGCTGGACACTTCTCGACGATGGCCAATACGGATTTGAAGGAACGGTAAGTAACAATGACCCAGAAACAAATTCTTATGGTTATCCATCAACGGATGCTGGTAGCCTTCTCGTACCAGATTGCGGAAATGGCATACCTGCAACAATGAAATTAGGAGCAAAGAATTACAGATTTGTTTTGAACAATGCTATTGAAGACGAAATGTGGCAAGGTATCACAGAGTCCGTACAGCTTCCAGATTTGTCAATATATTCTTATAATTTTTTACAGCTTGATGACTCGTTGATTTATGCGCCGTATAAGTATAAAGGAAACAAGCCATTCATTAGCCGTTATGTAAAAGACGGCATTGTAACGGCGGTCCAGATGTGGGGTAGCTTTCTTACCGTTCTTGTGTTAAATGCTTATGTGAGCGGTGAGTGGTTCGACAACGTGCCAGTCGTAACAAGAATTTATTACAAGCCATTCGTTCAGACCTCACAAAACCCACGAAGCTATGCCGCTGTAACATTGAAATCTGCATGTCTTACCATGGCTAATTTTTATTCTGACATGCGGTTAAAACAAGATATTATTCGTGGCCTAGATTGGGTATATACTCCAAGCGGTGTTCCGCAGGGCGGTATACCAGCAGGCTACGAGTTTCCGCTAGGCAACAACATGCTGGAGCCAGCGAAGATAGAAACATATGACACCAAGAACAATACAAAGGAAGTTGGCATCGAGCTGGATAGAGGCACGGACAATGTTGGATACACAAGTTTTTTCCTCGATGGAGATAATATATCCGGAAAGGTCTTCGATTCCGGAACTCAAAGAACAACAAATACAGGACTCTCGACCATCCAAAATGATGTCAAGAAGCCATATGCAATACTAGAAGATGGTTCGATGACCTATGTTCGATGTCAAAAAGATACCGAGATGGACACGTGGAACATTGGTCTATACGTTGCCGGAAAGCTTATTGAGGAATCGGGATTTTTACCAGTACTGAAACTTTACAACGACACCATTGCACCCGTACTTCCTGCTGTGGCTCCTGAAGTTGGCGGTTGCACGATGTATGTAAGGCCGGTAAATTATAGAATTCTCCAAGCACACCACGAACAGGGATGGGATATATGTGTATATAGAAAAACAGTTTTTACTGATTATACGTCTCAGATACTACCAAACATTTTAACATTACGTTCTTTGTCTGGTCATACCTATGCACAGGTAAGGCAGACTACAATTAATAGCGTTACAACATTTTGGATTTCAGTTAACGGCTCAAAATATCCAATCACCTATTTAGATACTAATAAAGTCAAGCAACCATATCAATCTGTGAATCATGAGAATCAGATAACTGTTCTTGGTGAGCCGTATACTGGTTCCTTGGTCGGTCAGCAAATCATCACGGGAGGTTTTTATCAGGACAAGCCGTGGGTGAATATTGATGCTGGCTCGGTTAATATTACGAGAATTTTTACCTCTGCAAGTTCCAAACATATCCTTGTTGGCCTTGATGTTTTCCCAGTCACCGTGAATCACATCACAGGACTCAAGACACATAAAACATGGCAGAATTTAGAAGCATGGTACGATGATAGCGTGTATCCATGGGAGCCTGCATCAGACGGTGTTTATGAGTTTACTCAAGACCGTAAATGGCTCTTATTCGATTCTGGCGGTGGACTCTCGGCAGATATTAAAACACCGAAATTCGACAGCGGTGGTGGAATTATGAAAAACGTTCAGAGAATTAATACGCTCTGTTTGTTGGAGGAGTAATGGGAATCAGCTATACAGTTACCGCTGTGAACGTTAATCCAATCCTTGCTTGGGAAGTCATAGGATATGACTCGAATAATAATCCTATTTATGGTTGGGTTTTATCTTACGAAGGTGGAGGACAAGACACTCTGGTTGGGCCATTTATATCTCCACCGCCTCTATATGTACCAAAACCAATCGTTATTACCCCAGAATCAGGATTTTCATATACAGCATTTCCATCAGGCATGGTTGTATTCAAAAATCAGTCGGTGAACTGTTCTTCATATGTGTGGAATTTTGGTGACGGAAGTGCTACATCCAACGCTCAAAATCCTAATCATCAATATCCCTACCATACTTACGCAACTCAATATGTGGTGTCTCTTACCGCAACTGGTGCTGGTAAAACATCGGTAACATCTAACATCATAACTGTGCCGACCTTGGGACCGCCAATGGCATCTTGTTATGTAGCCCAATCAGGACTTGCTGTATCCTGCAACAACACGTCAAATTTCGTTCCTACAGTTACAGCGTGGGATTTTGGAGATGGCTCTACTGATACGGGAAGTAATGTTGTCCATTTTTATTCTGGACCCGGCGAGTATGTTATCACCATGGGAACAGACAATGGACTCAAGGCAATCCAAACCATTCTTGTAGAACCGCCAACTTCATCGTGGTCTCCTATTACATGGGAAGATTTTACGTATGCTCAAATCTTTACATTGAAAGGAGAGACGTATAATATAGAAGCTCATAATGTACCATACTCGACTGTTGGTGGATTACATGTATTCCAGCCAAATGCCGCAAGTGCAGAATCTGTGGAGCAAATTTCCTCATTAGGTAATGGGGTGGGGATTATAGGATTTCCCAGTGGT